TAACCAGGTGCTGCAATAATGTTGAAACCGTTTTGCTCTTCACGTGCAGCAATGCTGGTGTCAATAGCTGACTTCATAGCTCGCACAATCAGCTGACGCTGTGCAAGACGTCCGCTCCACATTGCACCGTCGTTACGGTTGCCGCTGGCAGTTAGCCATGTGCTCTTCTGTGTTGGCAACGCATCATCAGGGTAGTTAGTTGCATTAAAGTAGTTTGACTGGAAGCTCTTGACATTGTAACCGCTGCGACGTGTGTTGAACAACAACATACCTTGTGGGTACAAGTCAGGATTTGGTGCATCTAAATCCAAGTAATCACTAACCAACAGGCTTGCAATAGTTGGGACGGTGCCGGCTACGGGATCAGTAGTACCGTTTGGTGCCCAACGAGCATCTGCAAACAAAATACCGCTTTGTGTAACTTGGTCCGTGGTGTCAACTTCTACCCATTGCGTAACACTGCTTACACTTGCCCAGCGATACAGTTTGGGATAGTTTTCTAAATCACTAGTGTCAATCCACAGATCGCCTAGTGCAAGTGGTGATTCAGCTGTGTCGTTTTGTGTAGTTGGTGCCGCTGCAGCAACAATAGGACCGCTGGCATTGGTCAATGTCAAGTCAAATCCACGAACATCGTTAGCAACGTTCTGGTAACCTTGCCATGTTCCATTGTCTTGGATCATAATATCAGCATCGCTTACTGAGCTGTAGTACCACAAACGTCCAGTTGCAGGATTTTGATCAGGCTCAACTGCGCTTGCTGTGTATGTAAACAGCGGTGTAGTTACCCAGTTGCTGAGAACCAAAGCACCATCAACAGTTGATGACTTACGAATTTTGTCGTTGGCTGTGGTAAAACCAGCAGCAGTAAGTGGAGTTCCGGTTACGTTGACTAGTTCGCTACTGCCGCCAAAGCTGCAAGCCAGCACAATGTTACCTGCAGAGTTAAGTATAGCTGAAAGACCGCGATTTGCTGAACTAACAGCGTTAATAAAGTCGGCTGCTGTACCTGTTCCGCCAACAGTTGCAACAACAGTTGTTTGCAGTGCAGAACTTCCCACAGTAGTTGTTGAAATTGAAAATTGGTCGCCAACTGTAAACGGTGTTCCTGTGCTTACTACAGTGGATCCTGTTGCTTCAGTTGCCCCTAGTGCAATTCTTTCAACAATCAGAAAAGACATAGTAGGAAACAAAGGAGTATCGTACCCAACAGAGTTGTACAGTGCGTATGTGCTGCCTACGGGGATACTTCGACCGCCGTCTGTGGGGTCAATTGCAAAGTTTGCAAAGTTATCGCCTGCATATGATGGGCAGTTTTGCTCAACAAATGTGGCTAATGTGGTATTGTAAACATTAACACTAATATCCAAACCGTTGTTAGCTGTGCTTAGATTTTGCCAGATGGAACCTGTCGGGCGTCCGCCGTCAGTGTCAGTGGTTCTCCAACGCGGTTGTTGGTAGCTGTAACCTGGGAAATAATCAGCAGCAGCATATTCTCTTGAGGTAATACCCAGTGCGGTCAATAGGTTTGCACCGCCTGATGTTCCAGGGATAATAGAAACAATACCGTTGCCGCTGAGTGTACTACCGTCGTTTGTCGCAGTAGAATCAGCAAAGATGTTTAACTGTCCTCGATGAATTGTCGCAGATACACCAGTAATAGAAGCGCTGTCGATTGCGCTAGCTAGGCCTTCCACTGTGTTGTTGGGTGTATCTGGAACTGTAACTAGGTTACCGTTAATAAACATATTGTTACCAGCAGTTAGTGTAGTAGGTGTATTCACTCCAATAATAGTCGGTACTGAAGTTTTCCATTCGTCGCTGCCTACTTGTACCCATAAGTTAGAATTGTTTTTGTAGTAGCCAAACACGTTTGCGCCAATCAAAGTGATTGCGTAGTCGTCAATGCTACCAACTGTTTCCACTGGTGTGTTGTCTGCAACAAGGTCTGTGCCGTCGCCGCCTACTACTTTAGTTGAATCAGTAATAACCAATGGTACTTTGTTAGTAAACGCGCTAGTTGTTTGATTCCATTCAAAGATACCCCAGGTTGATGTTGTGGTGTCTACCCAGTATGCACCGTTGTTCGGAGCGCCAGTTGGGCGACTCAGGCTAGCAGTTAGTTCTGTTAAGTCTACATCGGCCCGCTGAATGTACGCACGATTAGTAACACCCAGTGCCGAGTAAGCAGCCAATAGTCCGTACTCATTGAGTTCGTAACCGTTGATTGGTGTGCCAGTTGTGGTGTTGTAGAAGAATGGCACGCCAAAAGTTGCTGCCAACTCACGCTGACTGGTGATGAGATAAGTTTTGCTAGCATTAGCTGCAGTTGTACCTGCTGCTACTGTTAAGCCGTCGGCACTTACTTTGTTTTGTGCTGTTGCAACAATAAAGTAAGGTACTGTGTTGACTGCAGAAGGGATGTATTGACTCTCGTCAATGACTGTTACTTCTACGCCGGGTGATACTAAAGCCATAGTGATTTCCTTTTCAAGTTGTAGATATTTATAGGTATTTGGTAAAAACGGCGTTCTACACAACCCTTTGCAAAGGTCCTTGTAATAAATATCAGTATGAAAAGACCTGTTTGCCCTGTTTGCCAACAAAGACCATGTGCTATAAACTATAGACGTGGCGATACAGTCCACTATCGTTCAAGATGTGAAAACTGCATTAGAAAAAACAAAGGATTGCCCAAGCGTGTGTCATCCTGGGCAGCAGGTGGCTACAAGAAAAAAATGGTGTGTGAACGATGTGGGTTCAGAGCCAGGTATTCAGCGCAGATGCTAGTATATCATATGGACGGTAGGCTAAACAATGCCGAACATAAGAATCTCAAATCAGTTTGCAAAAACTGTGAAGTCGACTTGTCAAAAAGTGACCTCCTTTGGAAACGTGGCGACCTAGAAGCTGATGTCTAACTCAACTACGCAGCAAGTGATCAGCTAAATCACTAACACTGCGTTTGAGAGTGTCCAGTGTGCTGTTGTTGTCAATCACATAATCTGCCATCCAGATATCCAAATTCATGCTGCTACGATCTTCCAGTGGTAGATGATCTGATCTATCAACCCAGATGCAATAGTCAAATACTCCGGTGTTGCGCATAGCATGGAATTCAGCTTTGTTACGCAGTCCACAGTAGATATGGTTTTCTTTAAATATTTCTCGACCAAGCCTAGCATAATCATCTTTGCAGTAGTCGTGAATCATATCAAACCACTCTGTCCTGTGATTGTGCCTATCTTCATAACACTGGGCATATGAGTTATAGCTGTACTTGTCTCTAAGAGCCATATAGATAAAGCGTTCAGCACAAAAATCCGAGCTGGACCTAAATACAAACTGATATTGATCTCGCAGTAGTTCGCACACAGTATCTTTGCCGTGGCGTCCGTGTCCAATAACCAGTAACTTAGGTAAACTCATACCAACTCTTTGATGTTTAATAATTCTAAAGAATCATGCAGCAGATCAATCTGTCTACGGCAGTCTTCTAACGCATGGTGGCTTGCTGGGTACTTGTTCAAGTTTGGACACAGCCCGTACACTGTTCTGGCATCTCGCACCAGGTAGTACTGCCAGGGCAGTGCCAATCCAAAACTTTTGTAAGCATGTTCTAGAATGTTCATGTCAAACGTGGGACCGTTTGCCCAGATGCGCTTGCTGTGCCAGATCACCCGACCTAGTTCTTCTAGTGATTGTTTTAGAGGGATTCGATCTTGTTCAGCAAATGCTTCTTCTCGTGCAGCAGTGGGCTGGCTGGCCCACCAGTCAATTGTGCCTTGCTCAATGTTACGGTCAGGCTGACTTTCAATGTCAATTCGAGCATAGTATTGCTGTGAATTATAGCCGCGCACAAACGGGTCAAAACTCTGCGCTGCAATTGTTAAAATACAGGCTTCGGGACCTGTGCCTACTGTTTCAATATCAATCATTAAATCTGCCATAAACGTATTATAGCAGATCTAGCGCACACAGTCTATCGGTATTTGTTCAGTTTTGCAGCCAGTTTTGCCGCTGGATTTAAACGTTTGGTACGCTTGGTTTTACGAGCTTGTCGTACTTTGGTGTTGGCACGGGTCAACTTCATATTGGATGACTTTTTTCTATCCAGACTAGCAGAGCATTGGTTAGGGTCTGCTACCACACGTCCTTGTCTAGGGCCGGCTTCGCAGCGCCACTTTAGACTGAGCTTGCCGGTTTTGGCATTGCGCTTGAACACTCTGCGGTGCTCGGTTATGAATTCGCTAGCTCTCATTTGAAGTTATCCCATTTGGCCACCAATGCTGTTTTAAGGGCCACAGTGTTTGGTATTTTATTCTTGCGCATGTAATTATTTATCTTGACTGCAGTTGGATAGTCAGTTGTGTTGGGCTTGCGGGCATTGCTCATGTCAGCACCAAGTCCGCTGTCTTGATCCGGATATCTACTGCCGTAGTACACTAAATCGTAACGTAATTTTTCTGCCCTTGGTGTTAATTCTGATTTGTTATTTTTATAAATTAGCTCTAACCATGGCTCAAGATACTGTGTAACCGGACGGCTCGGTGTATACCCTTTGGTCTGCTGGCCTTTGAGTAAGGCAGCAGCTGCTGCCGGAGACACTGCTTTTCGAGTATCTTGAAGGCGCCAGGCTGCTTCGTTGGTGTACAAGAATGCAGCAATTTTTCTTTTTTTGGCAGCGATCAAAATAGTTCTTACTTCGGGACTGCGGTATTCACTTTGTTCGTTGATCAGTACATGCACTGCAACAACACCGTCAATTGAGATTTCGGGTGTCTTGCTGAATACGCGGTCTTCGCTTTCACTACTACGAGTACCGCCGCTGTGCTGCCACGAACGTTCCCAATAGTCAACTGGCTTGGTCTTGTAGCGTTGATTTAGCCAGTCACCGTTGAGTACAAACATCACAGCAGATGAGCCGGTGTATCTATGATAGTCGCCCACTCGACTGCGGGTGGTGCTGAAGAAATATGGATAGCCCGGAGGCGCGTATTGCTCTTCGCTTTTGTTGCCAGTTATGCTGCTGAGTTGGAAAACACCTGTTGTAAGTATCTTTGCAGCCGCAGATACCCCGCTGTAGTGGTACACAATCGACGTTGCTGCTTCAGTTATAAATTGGATAGCTCTCATAACATTTTTGCTATTGTGGTAGAAAGTTCTTCATTTCGTGTTGCTTCTGGTAAATCATCGGGCTGTATTTTTCTAACTTGAGTAATGCTGCCACCAACATGCGCTAACTCATTTTTGGTAAATCTGCGTACAACTTCACCTGGTGTTCCAGATCCATCCGCGTCTACTAGCATGTGGTCAAACATCAGCACAGCATGTTGTGCAAATGTATCGGTGCTAGTAGTGCGTTGGGCCTGCCCAACTAACACACCAATGTCGCCTCCAAATTTAATTTGCAAAGCTCTTGCAAATACAACGCAACCGCCGTCAAATGGTCCTGTTCCAACGGTGTTGATCAGAAGAGAATATATTTTGTTCTTGTTTCTAAACGGAAACCCTTCAATCATGAAATCTTTTGCTCTCATTATCCGATAACCCAGGTTAGTGGCTGTGAGCCGTCTACATACATCTTAAGTTGTTCAACCAACGCATCCATTGAGGCTTGCCCTTCTGCTTTCATTGCAGAACCGTTAAGTGTACCGCCGCCTTGTGGTCCAGCAATGGTTGAGAACTTTTCTCTTGCTTCACCAATGATCAGCTTGACGTTTGCCACCATAAAGTCTCGAATCCATTGGCTGATTTGATAGTCTTGCAACAGTTGGATTTCAGGCTTTAGCTGCCAGGTCCATAACAGTACATTCTCGCCGTCGTTCTTGGGATCGCGCACTAACTGCAGTTTTTTGGTCACAGGGTTCCAAGTGTAGTTTATAAATCCACCAAACATTCTAGCTGCCAGTTCCACGTACTGACTGTAGAAATCGTATGTGGCAAGTCCACCTGCTTGGTTAAAGTTCATCAAGTACACGTTGATACTGGCCTGTGCAAACGGATCAAAGTTGCTGGCAAACGGGCCAGTTGCATCACCAAATGTTCTGCGGAAAATTTGCCTCACTTGCACAACTTCTTGTGGCAGAGTGTAGATATTAACGTCACGGATCATTTCCATAAAGATATACGCTTCTTCATAGGCATTTTGTGCACGTTGGCGATAGGTACCCATGGTGCGCTGATATGCTGCTTCGTAGTGTGCAGGATCAGTTTCAAGATCGATAATTTGGTCACCTAATTGAAGTTTGACATATTCTATTAGATTTTGCTTCAACTGTGGCAGTGTGTTTTCACTCATAAAGAACTCCGTTCCTTATATTTATTGAATTTTTTCTATTGCAGTTGGTAACCAATTAACAAAATCCAAAGGCCAAGACTGTTTCATTTGCTGCAAAATCTGTTGATTATGCTGTGCAGCCTGCTGACATCGTTGCAGTATTACTGATTCACTAACGGACTGCAGATACTGTTGCACCGTTACGCTGTGTTGCACGTAGTTGCTGGCTTTGTGTTCGTTGTGCAAGTGTGTGTTGTACGAATGGTCTACTAGGTCACTCATTACATCAAAGCCAAGTGTTTGTAAATATTTCACAGCATCTGCTGCAGAAAACAGTGTCCAAGGTGCAGGAGTTACTAAAGCTCTGAATATTTTTTCACTAAATGCAATAGATGCATCTCCTGCATAAGTTTCAACCACCAGATTCAGCTGTGATGAAACATGGGCTTGCTCTACTGTCAGCTGATGATTTCTCAGCGGAACTGTTGCAACCAACCGATCAAAGTATTCACAGTAGCCTGTGTGATAATGTGGCAATTGTTGCCAACAACGATCAACATTTTGCGCTATATCCTGTGCAGTCTGGTTAGCATTGTATGGATCCCAGCCGTTAAAATTTATATAATCGTGTGCAAGATTTTGCTCAATCGGTCCTGCATGTTTTATCAATTCTAACATCAGTTGCAGTCGCTGAGGGTCTAAGCGATTGGTTGAAAAATGAAATCTTGCCCGTGTGCCCACAGGTTGTTGAATGTCGGGAGTATAACTAAACACTCCAAAATAACTAACTGGCAATTGACACACTTGATATTGTGTATGTAAAGGCATGTGATTGTCAGTAAACACAACAGTATCAGTATCAAACCACTCTGCTGGCGGTTGGCTAAAATTTTTTCTGCATACTCCAAAGTCATCAGACAAGCACACAATGACTTTTTTGTGACCGCGGTGCCAGCTCCGATCGTTTGAATCTGTTCGAGTATACCCCAGCATGGTCAACCAACTGGTAAACACATTAGCCACAGCATGTTCGTGCTGCATGCAGTTGCTAGACTGGAATATTTCTCCTTGTTGTGTCTGATAAAACAACTCGTCAAAGATCACTTGGATCCTTTTCTAACAGGATATATCTTGTGCATGTTGGGATTTTCAGGACAAAATTTGCATTGAGGTATAGCTTGATCCAGTTTGTCAAAGAATTCTGCATGGAACTGATCAAAGTTATCCATACCCAATGACTGGTATGAATTCAACAGTGCTCGATCAGTTTCGGAAACTTTAAACGTGTGTTGCTGATCAAACTCAGGCATTAGTGCCACTGGTCCGCATTTGTACAGTCGTCCTCGAATGAAATGGTAGCTTTTAAATTTTGCAAAAGCGCAGTTGCTGTGTGCTTTGTCTGGGTCGCTGTTGTTTAATCTAAAACTTAGATTCTGAGACTGTTGGGCAAGGTTAAGTAACTTGAATGATTTTTTTTGACTGCTGATTGTGAGCACAGGTGTTATTGCAGAATCTGTAAAATGGTCCACAATATAAACATTGACTATCATGCCATTGGCGTCAACGAACTTCCAGTCTGAATCCCAGTTATTGTTAGTATGTCCTTTTGGGAAGACTGCAACAGGGCCTTGCAAAAATTCCAGGATGTCAGCATGCAGTTGATCTGACTGATCAGCATTATGTAGGCTGACACCTATGTGATTCATGAGTTGATTTGTAGATGATCTGTATATAAAATCTTTATACAGGTGTTTTGATTGTTGAAATCGAGTGCCGTTAGTTAGTACTTGGACTTCAATGCCAAATAGATTGTTAATCCCTTTGATCCAATCACCCAGTGTGGGATTAAGAAAAGGTTCGCCGCCCATAATAGTTGCGGCCCTTAGGTTAACTAGTTTGCTCCATTGTGTGTAATCAGATTCATAATCGTCCCAGCGTTGCCACCCGCGGAAGTTATAATTGTTGAACCTATTGCAACCCTGGCAGGTTAGATTGCATACATTGGTAATATAAAAGTCAACTTTGTTTAAAATGCTGTGCATTCCTTTACTTAGTTTACCAAGTCTTGAGTATTACTAAGTTTTCAGTACCGCGACCGTTGAACACGGTTTCTGTAGTGGTTAAGTCTTTGAAGATTTTTCGAGCTGCTGGTTTGCCTGCAGACTGTATTGCCTTGACCATCTCAGCGGGTTTACGCACAGTCTTTTGTTGTGTTTCGCTGGTCTCAAATCCAATTAATGCATTGTTCTTGACCGTGAACACTTTAGCATACTCGTTGGCCACAACATGAATTAACTTGCGTTTTTTGGTATCGTACAGCCATGCTTCTGTTTTGTCCACAAGACTCGATGCTGGCAAGCTCTTGAGTTTGAGTTCTGGAAACTCAATCATGATCTTGAACTTGACTGCACGTTTCTCTGGTGACACTAATTTGACCTGACGCGGCTTGCGCTCTACCTTCTTTATTTGCACGTATGCACCGCAATCGTTTATTACTGCTTCACAAAATTTCACAGCACTACGTAACTGAATCTTGCTGAGATGTTGATAACCTTCTGCCAATTGCCCATCTTTACCTGCTACTGCTTCTTGGAATTCAATTAATCTTGTTTTCCAGGTGTCTGACAACATACTGATCATTTGCGGAGCCACGTTCATACTACGAATCAGAGACACTGGCTTGTAGTCTGCTGACATTTTTGCGCCAGTAGTCATAAAGTCGTCAAACAAACCTTCCATTTCACCTGCGCACTCAACCACTTTATCACGCAGTCTATCCTGAATCGTTATCTTGGGTGCTTTAGACTCATCAACCTGCTCAGGTGCTGCTTGTTGTTTTACTGATAGTATTTGTGTCAGCATTGTGTCCAGCTTAGATTTCTCATGCTCGTTCAATTTCAAGCCAACTTGGCTCATGCGGCACAACCATGCTGTGGTCAAACGTATGGCTGAATCAGGCACGCCTTTGAGCAAGCGAACATCTGCTTTGCGACTGTTGGCTTCTAGATAACTCACAATCATGTCGCGAGCATCTTTTTTGCCGTAAAAGTAATTGTACCAGCTGAATGCCCTGCTCACCCGGCCCACCCGAGTTGTGTCTGTTGGCTGAGTTTGCCAGTCAGGTTCGTTGCCTAAGACTTTGGTGTCGGGGCTACGTGGATTTAACATTTTTACTTGAGCAGTGGATATCATAGGTGTCCTTAAACTTATACTGTAATTATAGCACAATTAGGATTTAAGGTCAAGTTTCATCATCAACAGGGTCAAATAATGTTACGCTAAATACTTTACTATGCCTAGACTCAGCTTATATAGACCAAACCGCACTCGAGATTACCAATTTATGGATCGCACTATCAGTGAAATGTACACTGTGGGCGGATTGGATATTTTTGTACACAAATATTTAGGCCCACAAACAGGTGGTGAAGATTCAGCAACATCTGGCAACTACGATGCTACTCAACCCAGATATGATACTCTTGACCCATTGAACATACAAGACTTGCTGTTGCTGGAAAACCGAGATCGAATCTACGATCAGGACATTTATGTCATGCGCGGTGTATACCAGACACAAGACGTAGATTTTGATCTGAGTCAATTTGGCTTGTTCCTTAATAACGACACCCTGTTCATTACGTTCCACTACAACGACATGATTAATTTGTTCGGGCGCAAGCTCATGAACGGCGACGTACTTGAAGTTCCTAACCTTAAAGATTATAATCCACTCAATCAAGAAATACCTGTTCCGTTACCCAAGTACTACATGATTCAGGACGCATCATTTGCCAGCGAAGGCTTTACACAAACTTGGCAACCACACACATGGCGTGTCAAAGCAACACCGCTGACCAATGTACAGGAAGTCAAAGATATTATGAAGGCTCCTGTGGTAAGCAAAAACATCTGGGACAACGGCAACTTTTATCCCACAAGTAGCATTGTGAACCAAGGCGATGTTTACTACCAAGCAGTACAAAATGTACCAGCAGGCACTGAAATAACCAATTTGACGTTCTGGCAAGTGTACACACCGCCGACTGCTGGCGAAGTGTTTAGCACCAGAACCAAAGATCAAGAAATTAATGACGCTATTCTTACACAAGCCGATGTTGAAGTTCCACTCAGCGGTTACGAAACAGACTTGTTCTATGTTGAGCCCACCATCAACGGTGCGCCTGCTAACCCCAGTAGCCTCACTGCAGATGGCAATACCACTGTGGACGGCACACAAGGCGGAATGTCGGTTACTCCCAACAGCGAAGGGTATATCCAGGGTTACTTGACTGGATCCAGTGGCGCTCCTAATGGATTGCCTGTTACCACAGGCATTGCTTTCCCATTGAGCCCAGTTGCAGGCGACTATGTGCTACGACTTGATTACAAACCCAATCGCATGTTCCGATATGACGGAGCTCGATGGGTCAAGATGGAGGACAGTGTACGAACTGATATAAACAATGGCGCAGATAATAAGACTCAGCGCAGTAGTTTTGTAAATAACACTGACACAATACAAACAAGCGACCGTGGTACAATTCCGAGTCGACAGAGTCTAAGTGAGATTCTGAAGCCCAGAGCTGACAACGGCGGTTAAACATTATGGCACAAAGTTTCTTTTACGACAATCAAATAAGACGATTCTTACTACAGTTCACTAGAATATGTAGTAACTTTCAAATTGAATACGGCCGAGAAGAAAACAGCGAAACTGCTGCTTTGCTACGTGTGCCTGTTCGCTACGGCGATGCTAGTAGAAACGCACAGACCATTATTCAAGAAAATAGTCGCAACAGCATGCCAGCTAGTCCGCTAATGACTTTTTACATATCTAGTCTAGAGTACGATCGTCCTCGCATGCAAGATCCAACATTTGTCAGCAAGCTGGCTGTTCGACAACGCACCTACGACGAAACTACTGAAACATACGAAACCACACAAGGTAATGCGTTTACAGTTGAGCGTTTGATGCCTGTTCCGTACAAGCTGGGCATTACATTAGATATCTGGACCAGCAACACCAACCAAAAACTGCAATTGTTGGAACAGATGCTGACTTTGTTTAACCCTAGTTTAGAAATACAAAGCACAGACAATTTTATTGACTGGACCAGCCTTAGTGTAATTGATCTTGATTCAGTCACCTGGAGCTCGCGTTCTATCCCAATGGGCGCAGAAAATCCAATAGACATTGCTTCTATTAGATTTAGTTTGCCTATTTGGATCAGTCCCCCTGCTAAGGTTAAGAAACTAGGCGTGATTGAACGTGTGATTGCTTCCATGTACGATGCACAAGGCGATCTAAATGATGCTGTTACCAACAACGACTTGCTGTTGGGCACACGTCAAGTTATTACTCCTTTTAACTACGGACTTGTGGTCATCAATAACAAAATACAATGCATACAACCGCAGTTAGTTAATCCTGATTCTAACAGCAAGTTTGCACCCAATGTGCTGCTGTCAGACAGCGACCTGTTATGGACTGCTGTGATTGACTTGTATGGTACACTGCGTCCGGGAGTCAGCCAACTAAGGCTAGAACAAGATGATGGCACTGAAGTAATAGGTACTATTGTGATAGACCCTAATGACAGTCGTTTTGTACTGTTTGATCCTGACTCCGACACACTGCCACAAAACACATTAGATCCAGTTGATGCTATCATTAATCCGCTGGTGAGCGGTCCGCAAGAAGGGCTAGACTCAGCAATTGAAGGACAGCGGTACTTGCTGACTGAAGACACCGGCGACGGTAACAATCAATTTAACCCTGTAGCATGGATAGGCGCCAATGGTCGGCCGCTTATTGCCAATGCCAATGACATCATTGAATATCAAAACAGCTACTGGCGTGTGGTGTTTAGAGCTGCAGGTGCAGCCGGCGGACAATATGTTACCAACATTACTACCAGTGTGCAGTACGAGTGGAACAGCGCAGGCTGGGTAAAAAGTTATCAGGGTGTGTATCCCGGAGGCACATGGAGTCTTGTTCTTTAAAAGCAGTCGGTGTTTGGTTTCGCAGCTTAGACACTGGACGTTATCTTTATCTGTTGCGCAACGATGTAAAGCATCCAGGTGCGTGGGGACTCCCTGGCGGCAAGCTGGAAAGAAAAGAAACACTGCTAGGCGGTATGGAACGAGAGTGCATCGAAGAGCTGGGTTTCTTTCCCACTTATCTTAGACTGCTTCCTTTAGAAAAATTCACAGCACCCGACGGTGTGTTTGAGTACCACACCTGGGTGTGCGTTATTCAATCAGAATTTACTCCTAGACTCAATCATGAACATCTAGGCTATGCCTGGATAGACGCAGGTACGTTTCCGAGACCAATGCATCCAGGTTTATGGAACACTGTAAACATTGACGCTGTACAACAAAAGATCCTGTTGGTTGAACAGGATCTTTTGTAAACAGTTATGCCTGACTTTCAGTAAAGCTCATCTGGATATCACCAGTTGGTGATGTCTGTGTGGTCAATGCTGTGATCTGCACAGCTAGTACCTCAGGACCATTTGGATATGTTCCTGTACCTGGCACAGCACTGGTGCCAATCTGCTTGACGGTTGACAGGTCTAGTGTGGCACCTAACGCTAAGTTAACTGGGATAGCAAACAGTCGCTCACCACCTGAAATTTCAGTTGTGACTGTCAGTATTTTCAATGCCAGATCGTTTGCAGGAGTTGCTCCACCAAGTGAGTTGCCTAGTATTTTCAGCGTGTCGCCCACAGCGTATCCTGTGCCCGGAGTCTGAACAGAAATAGCTGTGGTAGATGTGCTGTAAGCAGATCCTGACCCAGTCAGTTGAACTGTGAGTTTAGCATCTGCACCAGTGGCAGATACCACTACCACTGGTGTCAAGTTACTGAAAGTTCTACTGCTACTTCGTACTACTTTAACACCCGATCTTGCAAAGCCACCATCGGTGTTTAAAGGAGCACCTGTGACACCACCAGTTGTGGCTGCTTCGTAAGTAGGTGCAACTGTGAACTGACTAAAGCTAGGCTGGAATCCACCACCTGTGGTGTTTAGTCCCTGCCAGCTGGTATTAGCTGAGTCAATGTTGTTGGGATTCAAAATACCTTCAATCAAGAATCGGCCGGTACTTCCTTGAGCAATCAAGTTCACAAGGCTCAACTGAGAGCGATTGACCAGATCTCGCTCTCCTAGGCCTCCAATAATACCGTTTGAAACACTGGGTGCTAATCGCATGGCAAATATCAATGCTTTCTCACCAATGATTGCAGGAAGACCAAAGTTGATTCGGTTGTAGGAGTACTGGAACGCACTGTCGGCATCAAAGCCACCATCCATAATAACTGAACTACCCCAGTGATTAACCACTGGCGTACAGGTGTTGCTGATCAGTATTACACCTGTGTTAATATCGTGTGCAACAGCACTTGAACTGGTGTACGAACGGCTTTGACCTTGCAACCACTGAGTAAACGTAGCACTACGTGTGCAACCTGTTAGTGTGTTGTTGGTCTTGCCTGAGTACTTGATAACCTCACTGTCAATCATAACAAACACTGGATATTCCACGCTGGCTGAAGGATAGTCAGTTGCGTCAGTCAGTTCAATTTCGACCTGACTATCGTTGATTGCTGCTGCTAGTCCCACTACAGGAGTTTGGTTGATAGCTTCATACCGTGCTGGCAGGTTACCCGAACGCATGTAAGCTTCAAAGTTGATGTTGTTGTTGGGCTTGCGATGTGCTGGTACCATTACGCCGGCCTGTGCACGAATCATCCATTGTACATAACCTGCACCGTACCAAGAGTATTCAACTCCCAACATCTGCATGCGGGATGAGTCTAACGTGTAACCGCTGGGTCCAGTGCCATCAAGTTTGTCAACGTTAAAGTCTGGTTGTCGAACACGAACTTCTTGAAGCAAACACATTTTTACACGATTTTGATTGGTCTGACCACGATAAGTTGGAATCACTGTCATACGTGATTCACTCAAGATACTTGTCACAGTATGAGTCATTCCACGAATTACCACTTGGTCACCATTGTTAAGCTGTTCCTGGAATCTACTGCGTGTATCGCCTACTACAAGGTTAGAACCTGTGCCAACTGACACCAGTCCTGCTACCTGGAATGTGCTTGAACGTTGTACAGCATTTACACTGGCTCCGTCAAATTCCCAGAACACGCCGTTTTGATCATCAAATATTCCAGCACGTACACTAGCACCGTGCCATGACAGCACACTAATTCTCGGTTGTGGTGCCAATGCAGGTGTAGTTGTGCCTAGTGTAGCTTGTGCTTCCACAATAAAACTAACATCGCTGACAATTGTTGTCACAATGTATAGATTGCTGTCGTAACCGGTGTCGTTGACTCCTATTACTTGTATGCCGGCACCAGGATTCAATCCATGTTCAATGTCAGTTTCAATTGTGATGTCACTGCCAACTGCAGTACCTGCGGCACTGATTGACACAATATCAAATGTGGGCTTGAGAATGGTACCAGATGTAAACAATATACTCTTACCAGACTGGTATCGAAAGTACTTTTTAGTTTGTCGAACAGCGCTTGCACCGCGAGTAGGAGAACCTGCACTCATAATAACACCGCCGTCAAACGGTCTTGGTGCAAACGTGGCCGCAGTGCGAACAAATATGCTTCCAACTAATGCGCCCGAAACTGCTGCACCCGGCTTGGCAATGTACGTAAATGTAGTAGTACTAGGCACACTCAACACAAAACCGTTGCGAGTAGCATAGTCGTAATTTGTACCAGAAGTCAAGTTGGCAATAATTACTGTTCCGGGCACTAGACCGTGTGCATAACGAGTGGTCACTGTAATTGTTGCCGGATCTCCACCATCAGCTGCAATGCCGAGCACATCAAGGTCAGCACCGGTAAATGGGTATGCTTGACGTAGAATAGTATCGGTCCGATTTAAAGGAAAACCAACTGCTGGTGCTGACACCGGAGTAAACGGGATAAACGCAAAATTGTTGGCGTTGTATCCTTGATCGGTAACGATACTAACACCTTCAGCTTGGCTTTGTTCCAGGTTGATTGAGTTTACATAACCAAATTCAGGTACACCGTGATCCAGTGCATTAACTGCTATAATCTGTAGGTCAGCACTGCTGGATGTGTTGTATGATCCGGTCATTCGTACAAACAAAGAACCTACTCCTGCTGTGGTCAATGCAGTGGTACCATATGCACTTCGTGATATAGTCTGGGCTCCGTTGACTGTGAGACTTGAACCAGTGTGTTCAACCAGCTCAACATTTCCACTTAGCTTTTGAATAATAGTACCTGCTGCTGCACTTGCAACTGAAGGAATGTTGTACCATCCACGATCAACATCAATTATAGTACTACTAGGGACTTCAATAACTGCTGCCACTTCAATATCAGCAACTACATAAACGTTTTTTCCAGCGTCAATGTTGACATCGCTGCCGTTGGATTTGTTAGTCTGGCGTACAACTGTAAGTGTATTGGCGCTGACATTGGTCACCGCCATAGTTTCATACACCCCAGCAGTGTTGGTTAATACAATGATATAAGTGCCATCTACTATTCCTGCTGCAGCAGCATCAGTTACCACAACTGTGGTAGTTGCTGTGCTGGTGATACCAGTCACAATAGTAGTTCCGCCGGTGCTGGGTCTTGGTATAATAACCACAAGATCTCCAACTACAATCCCAGTTGAACTGGCCACATGAAACTGTCGTTCCTGAGGACTTAATACATCAGCTGTGGTATAGGTTGAAGTAAATGCTGCAGTGTTACCTTGTGTTTGACTGACTATTAACGCAAAGTCATTGTTAACCCATTGTGGTTCTCCTGGGTTATTTAATCGAACTGCTGTGTCTACGTTGCTAGTAAGCGTGTCATCGCCTGCAAGGAAAGAAACATACCCATTGGTAGCAATTACCAAGTCAGCACCTGTGTCGTCGTAGAATCCAGGAATGTTGTTGTTGACTGAAAAGTTCTGCCACTTGGTGTTTTGCAGACCGTATTCAAAGTCAGCATCAATCAGCGCTTCGGGATTAGACACACGTTGACGTCCAATTGCGTCTTCTCCAAATGCCCACATCCTGGTTTCTAAGTCAATTCCTTCAACATAAATTGCAACAGAATCACTAGAGCCCAGTGTATTAGTACTGAAGTCTAGATTTAGCGTAGTAACACCATCGTAGGCTGTGGGGAAATCACTGGTTTCACCAGGAGAATAACTCACTGAACCACCTTTGGTATTGTCAGCAAAGTTAAAAATGTTGACGTTAAGGGTAGTATCGTATATTGCCAAAAAGTCTGCAAGACCGTAGCGCCCTGGTACTTTGACAGTGCCTAGTCCTGCTGTACCCGGTGTGAATACGTAATCGTATAGTCGTTTTCTTGCCATTTTTATTAAACTCCAAATATTATTTGATTAGCTAGCAATCTAGACTGAGCGTTTTCGTCAAGTTTAGCGTAGCTGATTGCACCGTCTGCAACTTTGCTGTTGGTCACTGTGGCATCACTCGGTGTGCCAGTATATAGCGTATCTCCGAACAACAGTGAAAAGAACGGTGTGTTCTCTGCTGGTGCCACAGCAAAACTAAGTGTTGCTCCTGTGATGCTGAAATCAACACCAGGGTTCTGAGGTATTCCGTTTAGTACCACAATCATTGAAAATGCAGTAGGTGGGTTAAAACTAACACCGCCAACTTCAATGTTGAATGTCTGTGTCGACCCGTTGAAGGTCAGGTTGTCCATTTTACGGTACTGACCAATTTGGGGTGTATTACCTAAGTATGCCATTTATTATCCTTACATTCTACCAACAACAATTTCAATTGTGCCGGTTTCTCCGTCAAAATCTTCAAGTGCTTTTCCAATCACTGTGCCCATTGTTGGAGTAGCACATGCTTGTGCATACCCACCTAGGGCGCTGATCATCATATCACCTTTGCGCACTGTGCCTTTTACTTGAGTAGGAACTCGTCCAGTTAGCGCTACTGCAACAGCATGTGCACAATCCAGGGTTGAGTTCATCAAGTGTGCAGGGTTTG